ATTACTTTCTCTGCATAAAAACTGTTATGCGAAGCTTCTCATAACAGTTATCCACGCTACACAGGCCTTGAACTTTAAAAACTAAAGAAAGCAAAAAGCAGGCTTAGCGGCCTGCTTCTTTGATATAAGCAATACAATTATTGCAGATAAGTTTTCCTTTGAATTTACGAATGCCTTTTGCATTACCGCAGATTGCACACTTCGGCTCGTACTTGCCAAGGATGATGGTGTCCTCACTGGTGAAAATCTCAAGTGGTGATTTCTGATCGATGCCGAGTGTGTCTCTTAGTTCTTTTGGGATGACGATTCTTCCAAGCTGATCAACTTTCCGAACAATGCCTGTTGATTTCATTTGCACCTCCTAGGTTGTTATTACTATGGTATATGAAAGAAATTACCAATTCAATGGTAGAGCTTCCAATTCCAAGAATAAAAATATATCGCTTGCTATATCCTGTTTGTAGAGTGATATATGTAAGTACCAAAACGAAGGAGGTATGAAAATGGACCGGAAAGAAATAATCAAACAACTGGGAGAGCATTTTGGCGTGAAGCCTAAATACTTAAGTGTTCCGAGCTTTGCTTATGAAATCAGAACAGAAAATGAAGTCTACACCATTGACAGACATGGTGGTATTACGAAGGGAGATGGGGAGCCCATCACCATGGAAGAAATCCTGAATCAACAATTGGAGCCAGAGCCACTGAATGATCTAGAGGAAAGTGATGAAGTGCAGATGAATCAAACTGAAACTGATGAGGCAGCTCAAAATGCTGAAACAACTAATCTGCTAGAAGAACTTAGTGGGGTTGAAGTTAAACTAAACTTTGAAGATCACACAGCTGATAACCTGAAGAATATCATCAACATGCTTTACAGCAAGCAGCGGCTTATCATGATGGCTTTTGAAACAGAGGTAGCCTTCATGGATGATGGGTTTGCAGAAGACCTGAACAAGCCAGAGATTAAGGATTTAGAGGGACTTAAAGAAGTCCTTGAAGAACTGGGGACAAACAGGTGTCCAGGATTTCAGATTGATTTTAATGAGAAGACGTTCACCTTCAAACTTCACAGTTCAAACCTGAATCCAGAAAGGATCAAGGCATTTCAGGGTTTATGTGTTCTCATAGCAAACTATGCCAGAACCTTAAGCCGCGCATCCTACAAACAAGCACAGGATGACAATCCAAAGTATGCCCTTAGAACCTGGCTGATCCGTATCGGGATGAATGGTCCAGAGTATAAAGAAACCAGAAAGACACTCCTAAAGCACCTGGAAGGAAGTGGTGCTTTTAGAAAGGTGGATGAAAATGATGAAACCTAAATGCAGACTCATTGGAGAGGATGGTAACATCTTTAATCTCATGGGAATTGTATCACGAACCCTGAAGGAAGCTGGGGAGCCTGAAAAGGCAGATGAAATGATTAGGCGAATCACGAGTGATGCCAAAAGTTATGATGAAGCCCTGGCCATATTGATGGAATATGTGGATGTAGAGTAGGAGGTGTGAGTAGATGGATCGATTTTTCAGTCAGAAACACTGTGACCGCTGCGGTGGCAGTTTAGAAGGTGGGCGAATAATGTCCATGTTCAATGAGCAGTGCATCTGCATGGGCTGCAAGGACAAGGAAACAATAGACCCTGAATACAAAAGAGCTGTGGATGCAGATCATGAAGAGATCAAAAAAGGAAATTACAACTATAAAGGAATCCGTGGAAAGTAATCCTTGACTAATTTAGCCTTCAGAGTGATATATGTATATACCAAAACGAAGGAGGCGGAAAGAATGGAGATTTTCTACACGGTAACGATGCAAACGAAAATGGGCAAGAAGCTATACCTCAGCATGTGGGATGGTCACCCCAAATGGACCTTTGATTTTGACGAAGCCTGCTACTGGGACACCGAAGAGATGGCAGAGAAGTTTTCAAAGGAATGGTTCAAAGACTTCACAGGATGGGCAGTTGAAGAAATTAAAGTCGACATAAACAAAGTGAATTGATAACATTTGGAGCCTGAAAATGGCTCTTTTTCTTTGCAGTAAATAAAGGAGGTGAAAGTTATGGCAGGTAGAGGAAGACCACCAAAACCTACAGCGGTCAAAGAGCTGGAAGGTAATCCAGGAAAAAGACCACTGAATAAGAACGAACCGAAACCAAAACAGATAGCACCCAAGTGCCCGTCATGGCTGGAGCCAGATGCCAAGAAGGAATGGCGCAGGCTATCAAAGGAGCTTGAGTCCATGGGGCTACTGACCGAGGTGGATATGGCTGCTTTTGCTGGGTACTGTCAAGCCTATGCTAGATGGAAAGAAGCAGAGGAGTTTATCTCAAAGCATGGATCCATCTTAAAGACCGCTTCAGGATACATTCAGCAGATTCCTCAAGTGTCCATTGCCCAGCAAAACCTTAAGCAGATGAGAAACTTCTGTTCAGAGCTTGGGCTAAGTCCATCGGCCAGAAGTAGACTCAACATCAATAACAGTGGGAACACCATCGAGGGTGATGCCATGGAAGAGCTGCTTTCAAATGTACCGAAGGCGGAGGACATTCTAAAAAAGAGTAAGAACGACTAATTTGAAAGGAGGAGACGCCTATGCCATTTAGTGAAGCTCATGCTAACCATGCCATAAACTTTATCGAACAACTGAAGCTGACCAAAGGCAGATGGGCTGGTCAGCCTTTTAAGTTACTTCCCTGGGAGAAAGACCTGGTGAGACGCCTCTTTGGAACCTTGAGAGAAGACGGTACCCGCCAGTACCGAACCGCTTATGTGGAGATTGGCAAGAAAAACGGTAAATCGGAGCTGGGCGCAGCCATTGCCCTTTATATGCTTCTTGCTGATGGGGAACCCAACGCTGAAGTGTATGTAGCCGCCTGTGATAGACAACAGGCTAGTATTATTTTCAACACCAGTATGAACTTTGTGGAAGGAAATCCTACACTTTCAAAAGTTACGAATCTGGTGAGATCCACAAAGCGAATCGTCTATCCAAAGACAGGAAGTTTCTATCAGGTATTAAGTTCGGATGTTAAATCGAAATCAGGGATCAATGCTTCCTGCGTTATTCTTGATGAGATTTGGACCTACCCGAATCCGGACCTTGCCAAGATGCTGACAACCGGTTCAGGGGATGCGAGAACCCAGCCGCTATTTTTATACCTCACCACTGCAGGTAATCAACTCTCTGGCTATGGCTGGGAGATGCACCAAAAGGCAAAAGACATACTGGAAGGCAAGAGAGTAGATCCGACATTCCTCGCCATCATTTATGGGCTTGAGGATGATGCGGATATTGAAGACGAAAACAACTGGTATAAGGCCAACCCAAGTCTAGGCCATACCATTTCTATAGAGAGAGTCAGGGAGCACTACAATCAGGTCAAAGACGATCCGGCAGATCTCGCCTTGTTCAAACAACTGAGGCTGAATATGTGGTTAAAGCAGGAAATCAAATGGATGCCCATGGATAAGTGGGACCTTTGTAACTATCCTGTAGATCCGGAAGAGCTGAAAGGGCGAGTCTGTTACGGAGGTCTTGACCTATCCTCAACCAGTGACATCACCGCTTTTGTTTTAGTGTTTCCACCGTTAGAAGAGGGAGATAAGTTTCAGGTGCTCCCATACTTCTGGCTTCCGGAGGAGACCCTTCATCAACGGGTGAAAAGAGACAGTGTTCCCTATGACATCTGGCATAGGCAGGGACTTCTTAATCTAACAGAAGGAAACGTGGTTCACTACGGATTCATAGAAAAGTTCATCGAGCGCCTCGGTGAGAAATATAACATCAGAGAAATCGTCTATGACCGCTGGGGCGCTACGCAGATGAGTCAGAACCTGGAGGGTATGGGATTTACCGTTGTGCCTTTTGGCCAGGGCTTTAAAGACATGTCTCCATCAACAAAAGATCTGATGCGACTTACTTTAAGTAAGCAGATCGCTCATGGCGGGCATCCGGTTCTTAGATGGATGGCAGATAACATTGTGGTCAGAACGGACCCTGCTGGAAACATCAAGGTGGACAAGGAAAAGTCCTCAGAAAAGATCGATGGTATCGTGGCCATGATCATGGGTCTTGCCAGAGCTACAGTGAATCCACAGGATGATGATGGATCCATTTACGATGAACGTGACATGATCATCCTAGGATAGGATGGAATTAGGTAGTAAACTCCTCCCGATAATTTGTAAATTCACATTACGATTCGTAGACGAAAAAAGTTGTTGACAGAATTCGCAGTTAATGATATTTTTAATATAACAACTAAGACGATTCGTAGACGAAAATTACGATTTAAGGAGGATGTAAAAATGACAATATTTCAAATGAAAGCGAAACCACATGATCACGAAAAATTGAATGATTTTTTGACAGAGGGGTATGTCTGCATTGGGTGGCCTGGAATTGGCGATTTAAGTCATGTGGACAAGGATGAACTCAGAACCAGACTTCAGACTGCATATGATTATAAAGGGCATACGCTCGGATACAATTTAGGACAGGTGAACTCCTTTGCCAATGTGATGAAGACAGGAGATACTGTATTAATCAAAGACAAAGAAACAGTTCATGTTGGTACGGTTGGAAACTATTACTATGAGAAAAAGTATGATAATGATGAGGATGGGATATGTCATCGCAGAAAGGTTGAATGGCATGAATCAGTTGCATTAGAAGATCTTCAGGAAGATATTCAGAGCTTTGTTAAAAACAGGCATACCATCAGTCAATATTCAGGGACACGTAAGCTTAGCGGCTTAGAGGATTTGTTTATTGCTCGTAATGTTATTGAAAATGAAGAAAGAGAAAGACTAGACAGTTTGTTCAATGATGCTTTGAATATTTTGGAAACTGAGCTGAAGTCAGAAGATCCAGATCGCAGACTTAAGGCAGCGAGTGAGTTGGTTCGCCTTAAGACTCAGGGAGGATTGCGAAATGAGTAGAACCGATAAAGAAAAGGAAATTTTGGATTTTCTTCACCAGCGTGTGTTTAATCCTATCTTAGACTCTCCGACCAGTTCAAGTAATACAAAAAGTGGTGTGCGATTAACCATTGCACGTATGAATAAATTAACCGCAGAAAGAATGATACATTATTTTTGGTCAGCCTTGGCCACAGACAATGCGATACAATTTTCAAAAAGACTGAAAGACGAAGAACAACCTAGGTTTGAAGATGTCTTCGAAGAATTTAGGGACAGATTTAATGAACAGTGGTTGAAAAGCTAAATTTGATGATCCACGAGCACTCATTTATTTGAGTGCTTTTATATTGTAAAAAACTGGGAGGGAGATACATGGCGAACTTTTTAAATTGGCTTTTTAGAGCAAGGGCAGAACCGACAGATAGCGTTAGTGATGCACCAAGATTTTACATGGGACAAAGTGTATCCGGCAAAGTGGTTAATGAAAGAAGTTCCATGCAGACCACAGCAGTCTTTGCCTGTGTGCGAATCATTGCTGAGACGGTGGCCTCTTTACCACTTCACACTTACAGGTATCAAGGTGACGGCAAAGAAAAGATGTACACCCACCCACTTTATAGGATACTGCACGATGAACCAAACCCGGAGATGACCTCCTTTACCTTAAGGGAAACCATGATGACCCATCTTCTTCTATGGGGAAATGCCTACTGCCAGATCATTCGAAATGGAAAAGGGGAAGTGGTGCATCTTTATCCCCTCCTTCCCGACAAGATGACGGTGGATAGAGATAAGAATGGCAATCTCTACTACGCTTACAGAAAGGACACCACCACCCATTATCTAGGACCTGAAGATGTTCTTCATGTACCGGGTCTAGGATTTGATGGCGTCATGGGATACTCACCGGTGGCTCTTGCGAAAAATGCCATCGGCCTGAACATTGCCGCTGAAGAATATGGTGGCAGGTTCTTTGCCAACAACGCTACACCAAGCGGTATCCTTTCGACATCAGGAACCATCAAGGATCCATCAAAAGTGAGAGATGCCTGGCAGGCGGCTTATGGGGGAAGTGGAAACAGCAACAAGGTGGCAGTCCTTGAAGATGGCCTTCAGTACCAAGCCATCAGCATGCCCAACTCCGATGCGCAGTTTCTTGAGACCAGGAAGTTTCAGATAGAAGAGATTTGTAGAATCTTTCAAGTGCCACCTCATATGGTGGCGGACCTTAGCAAGAGTTCATTCAGTAACATTGAAAACCAATCCATCAGCTTTGTGGTCCATACCATCAGACCTTGGCTGGTTCGAATAGAGCAGGCGATGAATAAGAAGCTCTTTCTTGAAAAGGAGAAAGGTCAGTGTTTCGTGTCTTTCAATGCATCGGCACTGATGCGAGGAGATTATAAATCCAGGATGGATGGATACGCCATCGGTATTCAGAATGGTTTCTTCTCCGTTAATGATGTAAGGAGGATGGAGAATATGGACCCGATTTCTGAAGAAGATGGTGGAGACCTATATCTTGTGAATGGTAACATGCTACCCCTTAAGATGGCTGGGGCCTATGCAAAGAAAGCCATGGATGAGTCTGGTGGTGATGGGTCTTGATGATAAGTGTATAACTTGGCACATTTCTGTGGACAACTACAAAATCAAATTCAAAGTATCAACAGCATTTCTCAAAATCGAGGAGTGCTTTTTTATGCCCGAAAGGAGGTCGATTAGATGGATAAATTTTGGCGATGGGTGGTGAACGAAGCCGAGGAGCCTACAGTGAGAACCCTGCACCTTGAAGGGTACATTGCAGAGTCTTCTTGGTTTGATGATGACATCACCCCTAAACAGTTTAAGACAGAGCTTTATGATAGTGGATCTAAAGCAGATGACATTGTTGTAAAGATACACTCACCGGGTGGAGACACCTTCGCTGCTGCACAGATTTACAACATGCTTAAAGAGTATCCCGGCAAGGTCAGTGTCCATATTGATGGACTTGCAGCCAGTGCCGCTTCTGTCATTGCCATGGCGGGAGATGAAGTGTGTGTTTCTCCACTGTCAGTAATCATGATCCATAACCCAGCCATGCTTATTGCTGGTGAGGTGGCGGATCTGCAGGTGGGGATTAACCTACTCAGTGAAGTAAAAGAGAGCATTATCAATGCTTATCAGACAAAGACAGGGCTTTCCAGAGCGAAAATCTCACACATGATGGACGCTGAAACCTGGATGAGTGCCCATAAGGCCATCGAGCTGAAGTTTGCCGACAAGATTCTCTATGAATCAGAGCCGGTAGATGAAGGTTCCGGTGGCTTTATCTTTGACCAGATGACAGTGACAAATGCTCTAAGGAACAAACTCCCAGGCATTCAGGCGAGGATGAAATACCTCTCTGATAAACAGGGGGAAGAGAAGGTAGCCACACCTGAAGCGGTACCCGTGAACAAAGAACCAAAGCAAGAACCAGTAGAAAAGACACTTATTCCTATTGCCCAGCTGGAAAGACGGCTGGAGCTGATTAAAAATTGGAGGTAATGAATATGAGTAAAATTCAAGAACTAAGAGAGAAACGTGCCAAGGTTTGGGAGCAGGCTAAGACATTCCTTGATGAACATCGTCAGGAGAATGGTCTGATCAAACCTGAGGACAATGCCGTCTATGAAAAGATGGAAAATGAAGTGGTCAGTCTTGGAAAAGAAATCGAGCGCCTTGAGCGTCAAGAGATGATGGACAGAGAGCTTTCAGCTGCCCTTAGCAAACCTCTTGCATCAAGACCTGATAAGATGACCGAAGAAAAAACCGGCAGAGCATCCGATGCCTATAAGAGTGCCTTTTGGGGTGCCATGAGAAACAAGATGAACCCTGCGGTTCACAACGCGCTTCAGATTGGTACTGATTCAGAAGGCGGTTTTCTCGTACCGGATGAGTATGAGAACCAGCTGATTCAGGCACTTGAAGAAGCGAACGTTCTAAGAAATCTGTGTAACGTGATTACGACCAGCTACGGGGATAGAAAGATTCCTGTTGTAGCTAGTCATGGATCCGCCGCATGGATGGACGAAGAAGCGGCCTTCACTGAAAGTGATGATGCCTTCACGCAGGTGACCTTGTCAGCTTACAAACTTGGTACCATGCTGAAGGTTTCTGATGAGCTTCTTAACGATAGTTACTTCGACCTTGAAGCCTACATTGCAGCTGAGTTTGCAAGACGAATCGGTGCCGCAGAGGAGGAAAGCTTCCTCACTGGTAACGGAAGCAGCAAACCTACAGGTCTTCTTCATGCAACTGGTGGAGCGAGCCTCGGTGTGACTGCGGCAAGTGCAACAGCCATCACCATTGATGAGGTGCTGGACCTTTACCACAGCTTGAAGTCGGCCTATAGAAAGAACGCTACCTTCCTTGTGAACGATGCGACCATCAAAGCCATCAGAAAGCTCAAAGATGGTCAGGGTCAGTACTTGTGGCAGCCATCTGTTCAGGCAGGAACACCGGATACGATTCTGAATCGTCCAGTGGTGACTTCTCAGTATATGCCAGTAGCTGCAGCCGGTGAGAAAACCATTCTCTTTGGAGACTTTAAGTACTATTGGATTGCTGATCGTCAGGGTAGAACCTTCAAACGTCTGAACGAACTTTATGCAGCAAATGGTCAGGTCGGTTTCCTAGCATCTCAGAGACTGGATGCAAAACTAATCCTTCCTGAAGCCATCAAAGTCCTTCAGCAAAAGGCCTAAGTAATTTAACGGGAAGGTGGTCCTAGTTACTGCCTTCCTTTCACTTTGATAAGGAGGGAAAACCATGGGATATAACACGAAAAACTATACCGAGCAGGGTGGCGAGAAGACCGTCATCGGTGGAGAACTTGTCGTTACGGCAGAAGGAAAAATCACATTTGATGGAGCAGAGTTGAAACCTGCAGCACTTCAAGCAGACAGCACCGCTGTAGATGTAGCGGACCTGGTAGCTGATTTCAATGCCTTACTTTTAAAGCTTAAAACTGCTGGCCTCATGGAAAGCGAGTGATGGTAGATGACGCTTCTTGAGAAGGTAAAACAAAATCTCATTGTAACCCATAATGAGGATGATGCCTTAATAGAAGGGTTCATTACCGCTGCCATCAGCTATGCCGAAGGTTATCAGCATCTAGGGACGGACTTCTACACAGAAAACACCATGTCACCGACCACCGAGCAAGGAGTCATTATGCTGGCTTCTCATTTTTATGAGAGTCGCGATGGCTCCACAGGTGGTTTCTTTAATGACAATGTCAGTGCTTCAGAGCAGGTGTGGAAGACAGTACATCTACTTCTACGCATGGGAAAGGAGTGGCAGGTCTGATGAAACGACTATGGGTGAAGAAAAGAAGGAAACGTCAGAAAAGATGCTACCGAAAAGGCAGACGAAAGGATCGCAGTCATGGTTATGAGGAGAAGGCAGTAAAGGCAGGTGAAGGGTATGAGCTTTGGGAAGATGAACACCCGAATCGACATCATAGATACGATTCCCATGAAGGATGATGAAGGATTTTCTTCAAAGGGAGAAGAGATCATCGCCAGTGTTCGTGCGTATAGGGATGAAAGACACGGTTCAAGAAAGTGGGCCAATATGGCCGCCTACACCAAAGCCAATGCCACCTTTCAGTTTAGAAGGATTCCTGGTGTGGTGATTGAACCTGGCATGCTGATTCGCTGTGACATCGGTGAGTATAAAGTCTTAAGCGTTGAGGTTATTATGGGATTTTATTTGGAAGTAGCAGCAGAAAAGATTGAAGCCACGAAGGACTAGGAGGTGATTTCATGGCGCGAGCAACCTACAAGCTACCTGAAGACTTTTTGTTGAAGGTATCGACCTTGGCTGAAAAAACCGATGAAATCATTCCGAAGGTCCTAAAAGAAGGTGGCGAAGTGGTGAAAGCCAAAGTGAAGTCAAACCTTCAGGCGGTTATCGGAAATGATACAAAGCTGCCTTCAAGATCAACTGGAGAGCTGATTGATGCCCTTGGGGTTTCCCCAGCTGGGATTAATCGCAATGGGGACTACGATGTGAAGGTGGGATTTGATGAACCTAGAAGTGATGGTGAGTCAAACGCCAAGCTTGCAAACATTCTAGAGTATGGAAAGTCCGGTCAACCGGCTAAGCCATTCTTGAAGCCGGCAAAATCAGCCAGCCGGAATGCCTGTATTGATACAATGAAAAGAAAGCTGGATGAAGAGATCAGTAAAATCTAAAGATAAGGAGGGCGAGCGAAATGTATAACAGTATTTTGAAGGATATAAGCGGGGTCCTTGAAACTTTGGGGATTCCTATTGAAACAGGTTTGTTCAGTAAAAAGGCGCCGGATGAATATCTGGTCCTTATCCCTATGAGTGATATCTTTGATCATTATGCTGACGATCTGCCAGGAGCAGAACTACAGGAAGTTCGCCTCTCCTTATTTTCTAAGGGCAACTATCAGGCGAGAAAGAATGAAGTGGTAAAAGCACTACTAGGAGCAGGCTTTATTATAACGGACAGAAGGTATCTCGGATACGAAGAAGATACCGGTTTTCACCACTTCGCCATCGATGTGGCGAGAGAATATGAAGTGAATTTTTAGCTGAAACAGATTCAGCGATTTTGAAGGAGGAATAGACATGGCAACAATCGGATTGGATAGTCTATATTATGCCAAAATAACAGAAGACCAAAATGGCATCGAAACCTATGGAACACCAAAAGTCCTGGCAAAAGCCATGACAGCTGAGCTAAGTGTGGAGCTGATTGAAGCGATTCTTTATGCAGATGACGGTGCTTCAGAAGTTGTGAAGGAATTTAAAAGTGGCGCACTGACACTTGGAATCGATGATATCGGATCCTTGGTGGCACAGGATTTGACTGGGTGTAAAATCGACAGCAACAATGTCGTTGTTTCAAGAAGTGAAGATGGAGGAAGTCCGGTAGCAGTCGGGTTTCGTGCTAAGAAGGCCAATGGAAAGTATCGCTACTTTTGGCTTTACAGAGTTATTTTCTCTGTTCCGGCTACAACACTTGCAACTAAGGGTGACTCCATTACATTTAGCAGTCCCACCATAGAAGGTACTGTGTTTAGGAGAAACAAACTGGACGGAGAAAACAAGCATCCTTGGAAAGCAGAAGTGACTGAAGGAGATAATGGTGTATCAGATTCAACAATATCAAGCTGGTTCACATCCGTTTATGAACCGGACTTCACAGCGGTGACACCGACCATTACCATCACAACTCAACCTGCAGGGCTGACGGAAGTAACAGCCGGTAGCATTACAGGAAGCCTATCTGTAGTAGCTGAGTCCAACACCAGCGATCCGGTAACATACCAGTGGTACGAGAACACAATCGATAGTACAACAGGAGGCACAGCTATTAACGGAGAGACCTCTGCCAGCTTTGATATTCCTACGGATCTCTTGGCGGATACCTATTACTATTACTGTGTTCTCAGCCTTGTTGGTGCCAGTGATGTAACGACCACAGTGGCTACTGTTGTTGTTTATTAATGGGAGGGTTGATCATGGCAGATGAAAATGTAAAACTTACTGAAGCGGCTGAAGATAGAAGCGCCACGATAGAAATCGGTGGCACGGAATTTAAACTGGTCCTGACCACGAAAGCGACGAAAGAAATTGCTGGACGATATGGAGGTCTTGAGAACCTGGGCGAGAAGCTCATGAAAACAGAGAACTTTGAAATGGCCATAGATGAGATCGTGTGGCTGATTACGCTTCTGGCTAATCAGTCCATCTTGATTCACAACATCAGAAATAAGGACCAGAAAAAAGATCTTCTCACCGAAGAGGAAGTGGAGCTTCTCACCACACCTTTTGACCTAGCTGAGTACAAGAATGCAATTATGGCTTGCATGATGAAAGGCACCAAAAGGAATGTAGTGAGTGAACCCTCAAAAAACGAGGTAGTCGGGTAAGTGATGAGGAGTTATTTACCCGACTGATCTATTACGGCACAGTCCACCTTAACAATAAAGAAGTCGAGGTTTGGCTGATGCCTATAGGATACCTTATGGATCTTTGGGAATGTCACAAACAGTTTATTGGCATTGCAAAACCCATACTAAACCTATCAATCGATGATGTGATTCCTGCATGGCTTTAGTCGTCTCTTTTGCGCGTATATTAAGGTATATACGAATCGAAATGATAAACCAATCTTACACTTAGAGGTTTAATGTAACGATGGGACTGTTATATTAAAAATATAAAAAGTTAGATTACGCTGACACCGAAATATGGTGTCTTTTTTCATGCCTATTGAGGAGGTGAGGCACTATGGCAGATAATTTTGGACTGAAGATTGGAGTCGAAGGGGAAAAGGAATTTAAGGACGCACTTCGAGAAATAAATAGAGATTTCAAAGTGCTAGGCTCAGAGATGAAGTTGGTCACATCCCAGTTTGATAAACAGGACAAGTCTCTGCAGGCAGTGACTGCAAGGAATGATGTCCTGAATAAAGAGATCGATGCTCAAAAGAATAAAATCAACGCCCTGGAATCTGCCCTAAAGAATGCCGCCGAATCTTTCGGTGAGAATGATAAGCGAACCAAGGCATGGCAGATACAGCTGAACAATGCAAATGCAGACCTGAACAAAATGGAAAAAGAGCTGGAAAACTCATCGGTTGAAGCCGAAAACCTAGCTGATTCTCTGGATGAATCGGGTAAGTCTGTAGATGATGCAGGAGGTAGATTCGATAAGTTTGGAGGTATTCTAAAAGGTATTGGTGTAGCAATGGGGTCAGTAGCTGTAGCGGCTGGAGCTGCAGCGATCAAGATCGGAAAAGAAGTTGTTCAGCAGTTTGGAGAACTGGAACAGAACCTGGGTGGATCAGAGGCAGTTTTCGGAGAATATGCAGCTTCTATTCAGAAAACAGGAGAAGAAGCTTACAAGAATCTTGGCGTATCCCAGAGTGATTATCTGGCCACAGCCAATAAGATGGGTGCTCTATTTCAGGGATCCGGACTTGAACAGCAGAAAAGTCTGGAACTGACTGAGAAGGCTATGCAGCGAGCTGCTGATATGGCTTCCGTTATGGGAATCGACATGCAGATGGCACTAGACTCCGTCGCAGGAGCTGCCAAGGGCAACTTCACCATGATGGACAACTTGGGTGTTGCGATGAATGCCACCAATGTGGAAGCCTATGCTCTTGCTAAGGGATTGGATTTTACTTGGGCTTCAGCTACACAAGCTGAGAAAGCTGAAGTCGCCATGCAGATGTTCTTTGAAAATACAGAACAGTATGCCGGTAACTTCGCAAGAGAATCCACTCAAACGGTGACCGGGTCACTAGGTCTGCTTCAGGCAGCAATGGGATCTTTCACAGCTGGCCTTGGAAATGCAGATGCGGATATGAAGAATCTCACACAGAATCTGGTAGATGCATTCCAGTCTGTTGTAGAGAATATCGTACCGATTTTAGAGAATGTGGTTGCTGCACTGCCGACAGCCATGGATGGTATTTTACTAGCTGTCGGTGATTTATTACCCCTACTATTAAGTACGGTTACAGACTTATTCACTCAGATTCTTGAGACCTTGTTGAGTCTTCTTCCAGAGCTGATTCCAGCTGCTGTAGATGCGGTCATGACGATAATCGGAGCTTTAGTAGACAGTCTTCCACTACTTATTGATGCAGCACTGCTTCTTATAACCGCCCTGGTAGAAGGATTAGGACTGGCACTTCCTGAACTGATTCCTTCAATGGTGGAAGCTGTAATTCTCATAGCAACTACTTTGATTGAAAATATAGATCTGATCTTAGATGCCGCATTTACATTAATTACCGGACTGGCACAAGGACTACTGAATGCATTACCAGCTTTAATTGAAGCACTACCACAGATAATAGCTAGCATCGTGACTTTTCTCATTGAAAACTATCCGAAACTTCTTGAGATGGGCATCAACCTGATCGTGCAACTGGGAGCTGGATTAATTCAGGCCATACCACTACTCATAAGCAAAATACCTGCCATCATCTCGGCAATCGTTGGAGGGTTTGGAGAGGGTATACCCTCCATAACAGATATAGGAAAAGATATCATCAAGGGTCTTTGGTCTGGAATTTCTTCCATGGTGGGCTGGATAAGAGAAAAAGTTGGTGGCGCTATGAGTGGAATTGTCGGAGGCGTGAAGAATCTGCTTGGAATCCATTCGCCTTCGACAGTCTTTGCCGGAATCGGATCGAACATGGGTCAGGGAATCGGAGTTGGGTTCAGTAATGCCATGAAAAACGTTGCAGCTGAAATGAAAAATTCTATCCCGACGGATTTTGATGGACTCCAGGTTGATGTCAGTGCTGTGGGGAATATTATCCCGGATACTTCTACCCTTGCTGTAGCAGGAACAATGCCCTATGAAGGCTTGGAAGCTCTGTTTAAAGGCATGCTTGAGAAGATGGGATTCGGTGTGATGACAGGTAGAGAAGGTGAAAGCGAAGTTCTTGGTGGTGTGACAAATCATTATACTATCACGATCAATAATCCGAGCTCTGAACCTTCCTCTGATAGTATTCGATCAACACTACTGAAACATTCATATGGACTGGTATAGGAGGTGAACCTTTGGACAGAGAATTATGGCTATTTAACGGAATGACTCTATCGAAACATAATAAATGGGATGTTGAAGAAGTCATCGAGGGGATAGGGATCCCAAAAGTTCGAGGAAGTAACCTCCAGGTCCCATTTCAGCATGGAAGCAGATGGGTCAAGAAGAGATACGATCGGCGCAAGATGGTCTTTTCCATGTGGATCAAAGGAAAAGACAGGTCAGAGTTAGATCAGAATATTGATGCGTTTATTCGAGGAGTTGCAAAGCCTGGAATTCATACGTTAAGAAGGATTGGTAAAAATGGAGAAGTCAGAGAATCACAAGGTGAACTAAGTTCAGATATCAACTTTGTGAGGAAAGCTCCGGGATACACCAAGTTTGCTCTGGAAATTGAGCTGCCGGATCCTTTTTTCTATGGCACCGATGAAGTTATCGTTGATGAAGTCATAGATTCTAAAACTTATAACTGGACCCATGAATATGTGGGAACGGCTCCACTTATATCTATGGAAATCGAGCTCGTTGGGCCAATGACTAATCCAATGCTTCTAAATACGAACAACGGGATATGGGTGCAGTATTTAGGTGTCATAAATGCTGGCGAGAGCGCAGTACTAAACACCAGAGATTTCACCTGCATTAAAGACGGAGAAAATGTTATCGCCACAGTAAAACATGGCGGAGATGCATACTGGATGATATTTGAAAGTGGAACGAATAACCTGAAGCTCACTACAGAAACAAGCGGTGGTGTTTTGGAGTTCAGATATCATCCAAGTTATTTTTAGGGAGGTGCAAGATGAATATTGAAGATCGCAAAGAGAGAAAGGAACTGAAATACATCAAAATAGTTGATGGCGTGAAGCTTATGCAAGAACTGTATGAGGCCATTCCAGAACTAGAACCAGTCGTAGAAGAAGGTGAACTCACGATCAATCTACGTCTATTCACAAGTGGGCATGAAATTACTCTTTGGGTTCCAAAGGAAGCAGATGAGCATTTCATCCGAAATATTGTAATGGAGCATAAATATCAGGATGAGTTTGAAAGTGAGGTGAACAAGAATGCCCTATCAGGAACTGAATCATAGACGAATCCCATATGATATTGACGGAACAGTTGTGGGCTACAACATCGGTCAAGATTATGCCAAAGGCATAACGGATTGGCTTTCAGAAAGTCAGCTTTCAGCGATAAACGATGAAGGAACCAGTACGCTATGGAAATCCAATGAAGGTTCATATGGTGGTTCTGTACAAAGATGCATGTGGTTTTTCTTTCCTGAAGCGCGAGAAATTGAAGCGAGCAACTGGCTTGGATCATGGGTTAGAAGTCTTTTAAGATTTGAAATGCAAGGCAGCAATGATACAACCAACGGTATGGACGGAACATGGGAAACTGCAGTATTTCCTTCTGGAACACCTATGGGTTCTCACACGGTTTCATCATGGTGGAGGATTTATGTCAAACCTGTTTCCTTTTCAACCACCTACAAAACCATACGCATCAAATTTGAACTGTATTCATCCTATGATGGAGACTCCTATTTTAGAAAAGCTCATTTCTATGGAAGAAAAGCATACGGACAAACCCCTGATGACATTCTCATCTGTAATGCTGACGGCGATGAGAAAACAGCACTGTTGGATTGGGGAGACAGACCTGAAGGCACTACAATGATTAAGTCTTTCAAGTTGAAAAATGCCAGTTCAAACAGAATTGCTTCAGGTGTAAACATCCAGCTCAATCATGGTGACTTTGGGCTTTCTTTTTCTGAAGACGGTCCTTGGACAGCAACGCTTGATATTGCATCGATTGCTCCAGATAACTTAAGCGCCATAATCTACATCAGAAATCTTTTAGGTGCACCTCCTCTCATACTGGGACCTAAGGCGGGAAGATGCATCATCACCGTCGGAAGCTGGACATAGGAGGTGGAATGGGATGGGTATGCCAATACTGACGCTTGTTAGTCCAGAAGATGGGTTGAACTTTATTGATCGAATGCTGTTTTTTGACATAAACTACAGCGACCCAATCGATACATCAGCTGCAGATCGTGTTCTGTTTGAAGCGGACAAAGTTGCAACTTTTGATGGCTTGGATCGTAAGAGAATTGAATATGTCGATGTCGCAAGTGATTCCACAGTAAGATTTTCATTAATTCTGGAACCTGGCTTGTGGTATTGGAGAGTAACCGCTGAGAACAGCTCCGGATTGTCCATTTCAGAAGTCAGAACTCTTACTGTTTCCAAGATCATGAAAAGAGCACTCTACCAGTATGAGAATGTGGGCAAGGCGGCAGTGCCCTGGTCCAACAAAAGAACCTTATACCAATATGAGAACATCGGCAAATCGCCTATTGATTGGACTGATAAGAGAACATTATATCAGTATGAGAATATTGCAAAGTTTGGACCCCTTTGGAGTAACCAGAGAAGCTACTATCAATATGAAAACATTACTGATGATCCACCGTTTCCATACATTTCAAGAATTTCTTCAACTCGTGGGCCCTCCGGATCCGTTCTTACACTTTATGGTAACGGGTTTGGATATTCATTTGAATCGGATGTCTCAAATCCCGATCGGTTCCTGAGAAGCTATGATGGTTCTGTATACATCAATGATCTCATGTGCAGCATCCTTTCCTGGTCCTGGAATGAGATCGTATTGCAGCTTCCAGCAGAAGCGGAAAGTGGTCCCATAAAAGTCGTATTGTCACAGCCGACAGTCAGAGAGAGCAATGTGAAGGGATTTGAAGTGTATGCCGGAATTCCTACAGACGATATCGGCATTGAGCTGTTCATCTGTGCGAGAGAAAATCCGAACACGGTGCTCTGCCAGCTGGACGGAGCATTCAATAAGGCTTTTCAGATGGTCCAGAACAATGCCGGATCCGGCAGTTTTTCCATAAGCAGATATGACAGGTTTGGCGGAAACAACGAATATATCAGAGATCAGAATTTAGTGCTGGTAAAACTGGATGGAAATCCTATCTTTAAATGGATCATTGAAGCAAAGAAGCCGAACTATGTGGACCCTTCAGAGCATCAGATAATTGAAGTGAATGGACGAGGCATTCTGTCGATGCTGGGATGGGCAGTCGTTTATCCGGAAAATCTCGCAGAACCGGTTCTGGATCGGCAGTTCACAGGAACTGCGAGTACTGTTCTGAGAAAGCTGATTCAGGAAGCACAGGCAAGAGGCGGATTGAAAGGGGTATCCATAGGATGGGAGGATGACAAGGACAGTCTAGGGAACACCTTCACGGAGAGCATCAATCTTTCATTCAGGGTCGGGACTCCTCTGACGGAAGTTGTTACAAAGTTTACTGATGGCCTGGGTTATTTTGATATTGAAATGACTCCAGATCTGAGACTGAAAATCTACAAGATTAAGGGAGAAGATCTTCATGAAGAGATCATCTACCGACCAGGACAGGCGATCCTTAGCCATCAGAACCAGAGCGACGGAACAAATCTCGTCAATGAAGTGCTCGTCGAAGGAAGCGAGAAATCCATAGCCGTTGCATCTCATAGTTTGAGCCAGGCAAACTATGGCCGTAGAGAAGGATATCTCTCAGCCAGCAATCTACTTGGAGGTCTCTCTGAGTATGGACAGGCATATCTCAGTCGAGCAGCTTTCCCTACCTGGGGCATTCAGGGAACGGTGACTACTATTACGGATAAAGAAGGTAGAAAGATCAAACCTTTTGAGTCCTACCTGATCGGAGACTGGATTGGATGGTATATCCCGCCAGAAGGATCTGACGAAATTGGCTTTGAAGGGATACTGCGTGTAAAGGGTGTTACAGTAAGCGAGGACAATGATACAGGAAATCTTAAATACACACTGGATCTCCATAATGCCATGCTGGAGCATGAAATCAAACTGACACAAAAGGTGGAGAGGATCTCTCAGTATAGTGGAGGAAGTGACGTCTTATCGGTAGCTCCATCCAGTAGTAGTGGATATTCCCCAAATGAAATCAATGCACTCCTTACGAATAAGGCCAACACCATCCATCAGCATCACTTTACAGATTTAGTTGATACACCTGAGAATTTAGAACCGGGAAAGATTGTCATCGTGAATGAAGAGGGTAATCAGCTGATTCTTGATGAGAGAGACAAGCCTGAAGTGTTTTTTCAATCTGAGCTGAAAGCTATAACGGGGAGTAATTTCAAAGCGGAGATCGATGATACAACATTTGTAGGGAATGGCATAACTTTTGATGCGAATACCCGATCACTCATTATCAGTGAATCAGGTAAGTATTGTATCAGAGCCAGCCAGGTTGCATCTGTTTCCGGTGAAGCCAGCCTGTTGATCAGGAAAAACGGCTCGGCACTAAAAAGAGCAGCATCGGTGAATGCAGTCAGACTGAATCATACCGTTTCAGTTATTGAATCGTGCACTGCCGGTGATGAGTTTGATTTTTATTGGAATGGCACTGTAACAGAAGCATTTGCGGGAATGGATTCTTCCGTTTCCATATTTCGAATTTGAACATCATAGGCACAACCAGAATTTTAACAACTGGATGTGCTTTTTGATTTCAGGAAAGTGAGGATAATTATGAAAGACATTTGGAATGTGATTCAATTTGTATTTGCTGGCCTTGGTGGTTGGCTTGGCTGGTTTCTTGGAGGTTACGATGGATTTTTATATGCCCTGATTACCTTTGTGGTCATTGACTATCTGCTTGGTGTCATGTGCGCCATAATTGAGAAGCATTTATCCAGTGATGTGGGTGCTCGGGGCATCTTTAAAAAAGTGGTGATTTTCTCTTTGGTAGGGGTGGCACACATCATTGATCAGAACATTATAGGAGATGGCAGTGCCATTAGAACTGCAGTGATTTTCTTTTATCTGTCCAATGAAGGAATCAGCATCATTGAAAATGCTACAAGACTAGGACTACCTATTCCAGAAAAGCTGCGGGATATTCTGGAGCAGCTAAAAGACGGAGGAGACAAAGATGGGACTAAGTAATTTGAAATCTAAGTTCATGACCAGAAACGATTGTTACACTGCAGGAAGAAAGATCACGCCTAAAGGAATCATGGTCCATTCTACTGCAACGCCTGGAGTGATGGCCGCTGACTGGTTCAGCCGATGGAACAAATCCTATAAGGCTGCCGAAATCAAACGGCAGGTTTGTGTCCATGCCTTCTTAGACGATAAAGAAGTCTGGCAGTACTTGCCTTGGAACCATCGAGGTTGGCATTCAGGAGGAGATGCGAATAACACCCACATCGGTTTTGAAATTTGCGAACCGGGTGGGTTTTCTTATTCTGGTGGCTCTACCATGGTTGGTTACGATGTGAAGAAGAATGAAGCTTACTTTAGAGCAGCCTGGAAGAATGCTGTGGACCTATGTGTGTATCTTTGTAAGCTTTATAATCTGACGGAAAATGATATTCTTAGTCATGCAGAAGGAAACAAAAAAGGGATCGCATCAAATCACTCTGATGTGGGACATTGGTTTCCAAAACATGGAGAGAGTATGGATACCTTTCGAGCTGCAGTAAAGAAAGCACTTGAAATGAAAGATTCATCGAATGTAAAAGAAGATTTTAACGTAGGTGACATTGTAGAGATCAAGGCTCCTGCAACTCGATACTATCCTGGTGGACCAACAATCCCTACATGGGTCAAAGGGACCTATCACTTAATCACTCAAACTGAGTTTAATGGAAAATCTGTGATTAAAGGTGGCAAGGCCAGTGTCCTTCTTGGGAAGAAGATCAGTAAAGAAAACTGGGATGATTCTCCTGGGATTATGACTTGGGTGGACAAAGACCTCTTAACTATCATCAGCAAAGGTGTAGAAGTAGAACCTGAGTCAAAAGAGGATCAGAAGTATTACCGGGTTCAGGTTGGAGTATTTAGCGAGAAAGAGAATGCAGAAGCGTTGATGGCTAGATTAAAACAGTCAGGATTTGATGCGTACATGAAATATGATTAAGAGAAAAACTGAATGTGCGGAGTCGATGTTATACCCTTAGCATCGGCTCTTTTTTTATCCTTTTTATCAAAGTAATCCTTGCTATTAGAGGCCTTCTGAGTGATATATGTAATACGCTAAAAAGCTTGAAGCCTTTGAATTTAGAGGGTTTTAGGCATTATTATTTTTTACCCTTTGCATGAAAAAATTTATGCCGCGTGATGCGAAATAAGGGATAAAAAGAAAGGAGGAAAAGACAATGAATCAAGCAAGAGTTCAGGTAGTACCTGTTCATCAACCTACCGTTTCCGTGATAAGTAATGTTGATTTACACACAAGCATGGGACAGTTAAAACCACAGAAGCCTAGGGTGGCATCATACTGCAGAGTGAGTTCTGAAGAAGAGCTTCAGCTCGGATCCCTTGAAAACCAAATCATTCATTACACCAATTACATTAGATCAAAACCTGAGTGGATTTATGCAGGAGTCTATTCAGATAAGGGTAAGTCAGGAACGGATATGTCCAAGAGAACAGGCTTTAATCGGATGATAAGAAAGGCCATGAATGGAGAAATTGACATTATCATTTGTAAGTCTATTTCGAGATTTGCCCGTAATGTTGTGGATACTCTGGATACTGTGAGACAGCTAACTGAAAAGGGCGTCCATGTAATCTTCGAAAAAGAGAGACTGAACACCAAAGATATAACCAGCTCACTATTAATTAAGATTTTGGCCACATTTGCAGAAGAAGAGAGTCGAAGCACTTCAGAAAATATAGAATGGGCTTTGAGAAAGCGGTTTGAAAGAGGTGAAGTAGTTGCTTCGCAAATCTTTGGTTACAAGACGAAGAAAAATAAAGAGTGGGAGATTGTTGAAAGAGAAGCGGCTGTTGTGAGAGAAGCTTATGCAATGTTTCTTTCTGGCTATAATCTGACAGATATTGCTCAGCATTTTATTCGTAGAGGATATAAAAAGCGATCAGGGGAGATTGATTGGACATCCTCGAATATCAGCAGCTTCCTTACAAATGAAAGATACTGTGGAGATGCACTTAGCAGAAAAACATGCACCCTGGATTTCAGATCTCATAAGACAGTGGTTAACAGCGGACATAAGCCTCAATATTATGTAGAAGATCATCACGAAGGGATTGTATCAAAAGAAGATTTTCTAAAGGTCCAAGAGATTATGAATGAGAACAAAACAACATCATCGAATACCGGAACTTACAAACGCTCCGCAATTACCAGCAGAATAGTCTGCTCTAGCTGTGGAAAGAACTATCATCGCTTCGGCCAAAAGGGGAAAATAACCAGATGGCGATGTTCATCTAATGCAAAGAGCGGACTACTATGCAAGGCTCAACCTATTGAGGAGACTAAGATAGAAGAGCTTCTCATTGAAGGTTTTGAAAAACGTTATGGCATGGTTCAGAGAACAAATGATGGCTTGCTGATTAAGCAGCTTATTAGAGAGTTATCAAGTGCAGAAACCGTAAGAGAAAGAGAGCAAAACTTGCTGAGGGTGGAGCTTGAAAAGTGCCTGATTACTGAAAACAATGCCATCTTAAAAAATCTAGATGTAGAAGAAATCAAAGCGAAAAGAATAGAAGTCGAAGAAACAATCGCTGAAAAAACAAAGTTATGGGAGGCTTTTGACAAAGACCATGTCTTTAGAGAAGCATCCTTAAATAAGCTTAAAACCCTAAAGGGTTCAGATAAAGCCATTTATAAAATACTAGATATCTCTTTTATAAGAGCGTGGGTGATTCACATTACAGTGGAGTCACCTTTTTTATTTACCATTAAGTGGATTGATGGAGAAGAAACCGTTGTCGGTCAATTTAGAGGAGGAATGTACTATGACTCAAAATAGAAACTCTTCAGCGATGAATCCTCGGGTTAGGGTTATCCCTGCGAACATGAACATGCAAAGAAGAGGGGAAGGAGAAGAAGAACCAAAGGTTAAAGTTGCAGCCTATGCAAGGGTATCCACCCTTGAAGAAGAGCAGCAGTCAAGTTATCAGCTGCAGGTTTCCTACTTTGAAGAATACATTGAAAGAAAACCAGACTGGGAGCTTTACAAGGTGTACAGTGATGAGGGTGTAACTGGAACGAATACGAAGTACCGGACCGGATTTAACCAGATGATCAAGGATGCCAAAGAAGGGAAATTTGACTACATCATCACCAAATCCATCAGCCGATTTGCAAGAAACACCCTAGACTGCCTGACCTATGTGAGGATGCTTAAAAACCTAGACAAACCTGTGGGAATTATATTCGATAAAGAGGGAATTAACACATTGGATTCCCAGTCTGAGACGATTTTGGTTGTCATCGCAAGCGTTATGGAGGAAGAAAGCAGAACCATCAGCGCTAATGTCAGCTGGGGTGTTCAGAAGAGATTTTCAAGAGGAATAGCGCATATACCAACGACCTATTTTCTAGGATACGATGAGGATGAAGAAGGCAACCTAATTATTAATGAAGAGGAAGCAAAGATTGTAAGAAGAATATTCCGTGAGTTTTTAAGCGGAAAGGGAACACCACTTATTGCCAAGGGGCTAACCAAGGATAAAGTAAAAACAGCTAGGGGAAACACCAAATGGACTAGTGACGCTATTTATAAATTAATTAAAAATGAGAAGTTCTGTGGACATGCACTTTGCCAGAAGTCGGTTACACTTGACCCACTAACCCACAAGCGGGTCAGAAATAAAAATCACAAACCGCAGTATTTTATTCGTAACAATCACCCACCGATTATTTCAGAGGAAGATTGGAACGCGGCTCAAAAGGAGCTGGAACGCAGAAGCAAAATGCGCCATGATCCAGATGGAAAGTACCGAAGATGTTATAGCAACACAGCTCCCTTTTCTAACATGCTATTTTGTGGGGAGTGTGGGGTTCCGGTGCACAGAAGACGCCTTACCTCAAAGAAAAATGGCCAATCCTACAAATTTACGGTGTGGCAGTGCAGGGTATCAGCGATGAAAATGGAAGCGGATTATGAATGCCATACAAAGTATATATGGGAAGAGGTCATTGAAAGAGCTTACAATGAAATGCTTCTGAAAATGACAAAAGAGATCGACCAGATTCGAATGGAAGGTGAAGCCGCCATAAAAGAGGTGAGCCTATCTGAAGAAGAAAATGCACGATTAGAAGAAGTTGAAGAAATCATTGACCGAATCAGCGATCAAATTACTGAAATGTCTATGAGAGAGAGCATAACAAATGACCCAATTTATGACGCCACCCTTAGAAATCTCATTTACGAGTCTCAAATTTACCAACAAGAACATGAAAACCTCCTGAAGAATAAAGAAGAAAGTATCTTCATGAAGAAGAACCTGGATATTCTTATTGAGTACCTACAGGGATTGAAAGACTTCGAAACCTTCGATGCAAAAATGCTTAGAGAGACTGTTGAACGGGGTCTCATCTTTGATGATTACCAAATGGAGTTTATCTTTAAATGTGGGGTCAAGCGAAAGGCCCACGGCTGGAGGAGAGGAAAAGATCCGGTGGAACCACTGGCTTTAGATACTCTTGAGAAAGTAGATTCTAAGCTGTAATAAAAACTGAATACCTAGTTGACTTGAAATACTCCTTTGACCATTAGAGATTGTACTTGCAATATGTTTCATACAGAGGGAACATACCAACAAGCGTAATCTTTATGAGGAAAGGAGTTTTTTTTGTATGGACCAAATAGATAAGGCCATGTGGATACACACACTGTGGGATCCGCTGGACGAGATGCATCAAAGTCCACTAAACAGCAAGAAAGAAGGTATCAGAGTTGCATCTTACTGCAGGATCAGTAAGGGGAATACAAATTATAGATCCCTTGAAAATCAAGTGAGCTATTACAGCAACTATATCTACAATAAACCCAATTGGAAGTTTGTCGGAGTGTATATCGATAATCAAATATCCGGTGGAACCATCGAACACAGAAATGGTTTCAAGCGAATGCTTCGTCATGCCAGGGAAGGAAAGATCGATTTAATTCTTACTAAAAGCATCTCTAGATTTTCAAGAAACACAAAGGAAATCTTGGAAGTGCTTCAACAGTTAAAAGAAAGTGGCACAACTGTATATTTTGAACGTGAAGGCGTGGAGGTTTCTAAGGGCTTGAGTTCACTTGTCTTAGAGACTCATGCAGCCATGGCCCAAGATTTCATCGAAGGGGTTTCAAACCTTGTGAAGTTTTCTTATCAGAAACGCCTGAATGAAGGACGACCTTATTTTCATGAGATGTACGGCTATGATTTAGTTGAGCCAGGTGGCAAAGACATGGTGAAGATCAATGAAGAGGAAGCAGAAGTAGTCAGGTGGATTTTTAATCAGTTTATAGGTGGCGCAACATACGCTGATATCACTAGAGAACTTATCCATCGAGGAATTAAAACAAAAAAGGGTAATGATCGGTGGGCAAGTACTCAAATTAGAAAAATCATCAATGCCATTGCCTATACGGGAAACAAACGGGCAAAAACACAAACCAAGGACCTTTTTACAGGAAAGATTACTGGCAGTGGTCCTTACAAAGAGCAATATTTAATTGAAAATAGTCATCCGGCGATAATATCCATGGATGTATTTAATAGAGCCCAGGAGCGGGTTGAGAAAAACAAAAGAAGCAAAAAGCAGATGAGAACGCTAATAAGTAACCCGCTGAAATATAGAGTGTTTTGTGGTCGATGCGGAAAATTAGTGCGAAGAAAAAATGACTATAGATATGGATGTGCCTATACCAATGCCAGCGTGAAGCTTTGTGATTTAGAACTTATAAAAACTTATGACCTTCTTGCTATGGGGTTAAGAGGCTTATTCAAACGCATGATGGGACTGACCATTATTGCAACTAAGCACAGGAAAAACATCACCTATGAAATGGTAGATCCCCTCGGTAGAAGTGAGAAAGCTTTAAAAGAAGACTTTCATCTGATGCTGAGAGATCTTGAGAGAATTCTCATCAGGGTCAACCAGAATGACCACTTTGAATTCCAGCGTTTAAAGTATTTTACTGACATTGAGATTGCGAAAAGGCAGAATCAGATAGAGTTGATTGAACAGCTAGAAGATGAATATTCCTCTTTTGAAGAAAAGGTTGGACGTATTGAAGATGATAGAGAGTATCGAAATGATGCTCTTGTTTGGTTAAAGACCATAAGGGGCATAGACCATTTTATTAATGCTGGAACCATTGAAATGGTTAGAGCGTGGATGACAAAACTGACAATCTATTCAGGGTCAGCTTATGTTATCGAGTGGATTGATGAAAAAACAACGACGATTGGGCAAGCAGTAATTCCTGGTATCGTGGAAGCCGCAGAAAACAAACGGTTAGAGAGGGAAAACCGTCTTAAGAAACAAGAGAAACCCTTATTAAATGATATTGTTAACTTTGAAGCTGCAGAAGATTCTTTAAAAGATAAAGAAAATTCTAAAGCTCGGAGAAAGGAGGAACTCTTAGTGGAAGCAACAGCGATTACAGCAGACTCAAAGAGTCTGGCAAAAATAAACAACAAGAATATACCTATGCGCGACGTGGTTGTCCTTGAGCGTGGTCTAAGTATTAAAGACATAGGCGATTTAAAGAAGAATATTCTTAAGAACAGGATGAGCCAGCTCAAGCAGGAAGAAAAGAAAAAACTAAGGGTTGCAGCGTACTGCAGAGTATCAACAGAGATGGATGAGCAAAAGCTCTCTCTGCAAACCCAGCTTGCATATTATAACTACAAAATACTTTCGAATCCTTTATGGGAGCTTGCCGGAATCTATGCAGATGAAGGGGTTTCAGGAACTATAACCGAGCACAGGGATGATTTTAATCGGATGATTGAAGACGCGAAAAAAGGTAAAATCGATATGATCATTACAAAATCAATCTCTCGTTTCAGTAGGAATGTGGTTGATGTTTTGGGAACATTAAAGACGCTCCATGAGTTAGAACCTGCTTGTGTATGCTACTTTGAGAAAGAAAACTTGAAGAGCAATGATCCAAACTCTTCATTAATTCTATCGCTAATGGCGACCGTCGCAGAAGAAGAGATTGTTTCCTTATCAAATAGCATCACCTGGGGTGTGCAAAGTCTTGCTCAGAGAGGAACCATTAGTAGAAGGACGGATATGTATGGATACACCATTGATAAGAACAGGGAGTGGCACATTGTTGAGGAAGAGGCAGAAGCGGTTCGATTGATGTATCAATTATTCATAGAAGGTAAAAACATTTTTGAGATTGTTGAACATTTAAGTAGGCTTGGGATAAAGAGTCCAAAGGGTAGTGACTATTGGCATTACAATACGATTCGCGAAATATTGAGAAATGAAAAGTATCTCGGTGATTATGAATTTCAAAAATACTACACGAAAGTTGCCGGGAGCGTACGAAAAGCCAATTATGGCCAGGTTCCAAAGTATTATATTGAGGAACATCATCAGGCCATCATTGATCGAGAGATATTTGAAAATGCACAAAAGGTTTTCGAAGATAGGAAGAGAGATCCCGTTATGAATGAAAAGAAAGACGGGACTGCAGGTAGAGCGGTTTACTACAAGAAGTTCACATGTTCTGAATGTGGTCATGTAGTAGCAAGATACAGAAGCACCACATATTATTCCAGAGAAGGAAGTGCATGGCGATGTTTTAACTCTTTTCAAAAACTAGGATCGACATGTAATGTGTCCACATCATTTGACGAAAGGTATATGGATTACTGCTTTGTAGATACACTAAGGAAAATCAAAACCAACGAAGACTTCAGGCAACAGATAAAAGCACATTTGAGAAAACTGGTTTTAACGAAAAAAGAACTGCAGCATAAAGAGCTCCTTGAAAAGCAAATGGAAGCATTAAATCAAGAGCTTTATAAGGCGGTGGATACGGAGTTCCAAAAGAACGGTAAAAATACACAGCTGATCACCCAGATAACGGATGATATCATTCAATTGAGGGAGCAGCACTACAAGTACATTGAGCGGTTGGAACAGTTAGAGGAGGATAGAGAGCGGTTGGAGAAGCTTCTGCAATACTGCGAAAAGATGAAGCCTTTCTCTTTAAAAATATTTCATAATATGAGACCACGAATCAAGCCTGGTGATAGCGTATATTCCAAGACCAACAGCGCAAGAGATGTTTCATATATGGACTTGGAAGGAGAAGACCACTTCCCTGAAGAAGTTTTTATTGAGCATGTGTTGAGTGCAACCATTGATAAAGCAGGGGAGATCAAGTTTAAGTTTGCAGAGGGTGTCGAGTTTGGTTCGGGGTTAGACTATGATAAGTACAAAGAGCGGTTTGAAAAACAAAAGAAGAAAATACAAATGGAGGAGCTTTTAATCTCCGCTGAAGTACAAGAGGTGAAAGAGTTCTGTAAAGAATACAGAAAGCCAAAAGAAATTAGAGAGCATTTGGGCATTAAGAGTGAAATTTCATACCGGAAAAGAATCCAGGAACCTCTTTATCAGGCAGGGAAATTAACTCCTATTGATGCCAAAGTAAGCCAACTGAGAATGTATAGATGGGCAGACTAGGAGAAATAGTCAAGGAAAGTAGGGATTGTTTCAGATCCTAAGCCATCACCTAAGATGCACCCTAAGCCATCACCAAAGTTCGAATTTTTAATAGTGTCACGTTATTCTCTGAATATGAAGATAATCATGGCAGAATTAAAAAAACCCGTTTTGCACTTCACAAAACTGAGCAAAGATGATGATTCCCCAGTGCCTATAGGCCTGGGGTTTTATCAGCAATAGAAAAACCCACTGAGTTGGCAGATATGATGTGCTATCCGTCAAGAGGACAGTGAAATAAAATAGAAGTATGCACAGTGCTTACGCACTAGATTTCCGCAAATTGAGGTTGCTTCAGCATCCGCGATTTGCGGTTTTTGTTATGCAGCCAGAAACAGTTCATGCTTCATGAATGGTGTCAGGATACCCAGATTCCTCTGTAGGCGTTTTGTATTATAGTATTCGATATATTCTTCGATCATGCTGACGAGCGCTTCGCGCTCAGTGAATTTTCTGCCGTAATAGCGTTCCCGCTTTATGATCCCCCAAAAGCCCTCCATCGGTCCATTGTCGATGCAGTGTGCGACACGAGACATGCTCTGTGTCATCCCTGCATTCAATAGCTTATGGTAGAATGTGCGGTTTGTATACTGATAGCCTCTATCGCTGTGAAACAGCGGGTGTGCATCTGGATTTGACTTTACAGCCTGATCAAATGTCTTAAAGACCAGATTGTTGTCATTGCGGTCACTTATCCTATAAGAGACAATTCTTCTGTCATACAAGTCAAGAATTGCACTCAGATAAATCTTGTGAACAATCAATCCTTCATAATACTTGAACTCAGTCACATCTGTCAGCCATTTCTCATTCGGTTTATCTGCATGGAACTCACGATTCAGAATATTTTCAGCGATATGCTGTGGATTTGATGCTCTACGGGTACAGCCGTGATTTCTATACTTAATGGTGGATTTAATATCCTTGGTTCTGCAGATCCGCAGTGCTTTCTTATCAGATATATCAATATCGTGGTATAGTTCCAAATCATCTCGAATTCTACGATAGCCTTTTGATGAATCATTATTATGGATTGCTTCGGCTATCTCAGCTATGACCAGATTTTCCTGTTCACGCTTTGAAAGGGCTCCACTTGCCCACTGATAGTAGGCAGATCTGGACACCTTGAGCATTGTACACATGCTTTCTACTGGATATCCGTATTCCTTATTGCATTCGTTTATCGCCTTATATTGCCTCTGTTGTCTTACTTGCGAAAGGCATCCCTCCTCTCCAATTCCTCCACTTTTTTTAACAGGTCTCGTTCCATTCTCAGCAGATAATTTTCATGTTCCAGCTTAGCAATCCTAATCTGTGCTTCTTCTTCGGGAGTTCTGGGGGCCTGATTCTTTTTCCGCTGCCCTCGCCGGTCATGAAGACCGGGGGCGCCTTTGTCAGTGTATTTCTTCACCCAGGTGTACACCTGCTGATAACCGACGTTGTATTTCTCAGCAATTTCTCCGTAGTTATGCCCAGACTCAATGCACTCTTTCGCGATTTTGATTCGCTCTTCCAAAGTTGTTTTTCGTGACTTATTCATGCGGCTCCCTCCAGTTATTTCTTTGAGCTTCTTGCCGCTATTATACAACTTTATCCAATCGCGCAGTTGTCTTTTAGACCTTATTTTATATCTTTTACAGATTTCACTTTGACTGCCTTCTCCAGACAGATATGATTCTACAGCATTGCTTTTCAGCTCACTGCTGTATTTGCGATTAACACCATCATTGAGAAGTCCCAAAGATCCTTCCTGATTATAGATGCGAATCCAATGTTAAAGACGTCTTTTCAAGCCCAAAACCTGCTAAGCTTGCCTGTCCGTAAATAGACGGATATAATGACCATAACAACATTGGAGGACGGAAAGAAGCCCTCCCTGACTCATTTCGACACGAGCATCAGGAAGGGCCTCTTACTAAATTGATTAGCATGGTTATTGTATCAAAGTTTGAACTGGAATGGAATAGCTGTAAAGGCGTTTTTTGTCCGGAGTATGGAGAAGAGCTGCTGCCCCTTGTGCCAGGAAGCGTGTAAGGTGATCGGCAGCCGAAAACGGCAGGGGATCCGGGAAGATGGAGAACCCCTCACCCTCGTGGTGAGGCGACTTCGCTGCCAGAACCCCCAATGCCGGAAGATTCACCATGAGCTGCCGGATTTTCTTATGCCCTTCAAGCGCCACATGACCGAGACCCTCGAGAAAGTCCTCCAAGAGACTACGGAGGATGTGCCGATGGAAGACACCACCATCCGGCGAATCCGGCAGTGGTTTACCCAGAGAGCTGACGCTCTGGTGGGCGGGTTACTCAGTGCGTATGTTGCAGCGACCGAAGACTTTGGGGTAGACTTATCCACCCTCCCCCAAGCCATACTCCCCCGGATATTTTTCTTTGTGGGTTCGTCAGCCGGATGGCTGAAAAAAGTTGTCCAAATTCTCGTCCAGACGAATCGATGGCCACAGACCCAGTTGGCCTCGGTGTCCACGATCCCTTTCCGGTAAACTCAGGGAAGAACCTGAAAAAACGGAGGGATACCATGAAAAACAAAGAAAAAGCTCAAGCCATTGCCACCCAGCGGGCGCTGCTCCTAGCCCCGCTTCTTTCTGACGATCTGGATAAAGGAGAACTCAAACTGCGCAAGGAAAGGATCTGTCGCGAGACAGGACTGTCCGAGCGGACGATCCGCCGCTACCTCAACGAGTACCGGACCAAGGGGTTTGACGGCCTGATTCCCAAACCCCGCGTGCATGGCCCTTCAGGCGTTCTTCCCCCAGAGATTGTGGAAGAGGCGATCCGGCTTCGCCGAGAAGTGCCCAGCCGAAGCGTGGCGGAGATTATCCGGATCCTGGAGTGGGAGAAGATCATCCTCCCGGGGACGGTGAAGCGGAGCACACTGCAGGAGAAACTGCAGGAAAGAGGCTTCAGCGGAAAGCATATGGCGCTCTACGCCTCCGGGGGCCTCGCCACCCGACGCTTCCAAAAGCGAAGCCGCAATAAGCTCTGGCACTCGGACATCAAGTACGGCTGTTATCTCCCCATTGGACCGGGAGGCAAACCCCAACAGGTCTATCTGGTGGCCTTCCTCGATGATGCCACGCGATTGGTGCTCCATGCCGAATTCTACGCCAGCCTGAATCAAAGCATTGTGGAGGACTGTTTCCGCAAAGCCGTGATGAAACAGGGCATTCCGGAGGCGGTCTATTTCGACAATGGGAAGCAGTATCGGACCAAATGGATGGCCCGGACCTGCGCGAAGCTCGGCGTACGCCTGCTTTTCGCGCGGCCCTATTCGCCGGAGGGCACAGGAAAAATTGAACGGTTCAACCAGAACATCGACCGGTTTCTGGATGAGTATAAGTTCGATAAGAGTCTGCGGACCTTGGAGGGGATGAATGAGCGGTTTGCGATCTGGCTGGAGGAGTGCTACCAGCAGAAACCCCACTCCGCCCTGCAGGATCTGAGTCCAGTCCAAGCCTATCAGCGGGATCCGCAACCCCTAAAGTACCTCCCGGTGGAGGTGGTGGCCAATGCCTTCCTCCATGCGGAAACCCGAAAGGTCGACAAGAGCGGCTGTCTCAGCTTCAACGGGGTGAAGTATGAAGTGGGTCTTCCCTATATCGGGCGGACCGTAGACGTCATCTACGACCCGGCGAACACGGAGTTCCTGACGATTGAATACCAGGATGACCGTCCTTTCCCGGTGAAGAAGCTGGTCATGGGGGAACGCGTGGCTGAAAAACCCAAGCTTCCGGAGTTTCTGACCCCGATGAAACCCGAATCTTCCCGACTCCTGGATGCCGCACAGAAGCAGAACGAGGCCCGACGAGAGAAACAGCAAGTCACCGCCATCTCCTTCCAAGCCATGCGAAAGGGAGGAGAAGACCATGTTTGAAGCCTTCTACGGATTTGCCCGAACTCCCTTTGGGAGGGATATCCCGCCACAAGAGCTCTATCCCTCCCATGCGCTGGAAGAAGTGCTCAGCCGCCTGTTCTACGTGGCGGAGCGGCAGCTGTTCTGTGTCCTCACCGGAGAGTGTGGGACCGGCAAAACTACCGCCGTACGGCGGTTCCAGTCGCAACTGGACCCCAATGAGTACAAGCTGATGTATCTGGCCGACTCGAAAATGACCCCGCGAAACTTCTACAAGGGGATGCTTGATCAGCTCGGTGCGGAAGCAAAGTTCTACCGGGGTGATGCCAAACGGCAGCTGCACAAAGAGGTGGAACTGATGAAGGGACTGCATAAGAAGCAACCCGTGGTCATCGTCGATGAAGCCCACCTCCTGGATCGGGAAATGCTGGAGGAAGTCCGCTTCCTCCTCAACTTCAAGATGGATGCGGTGAGTCCCATGGCCCTCATCCTCGTGGGCCAAACCGAGCTCTGGGACAAGCTCCAGATGCAGTCCTACACCGCGATCCGCCAACGCATCGACATCCAATGCAAAATGCCGGTCTTGGACCATGCCCAAGTGAAAGCCTATGTGAAGCGACACTTGACCTACGCCGGCACCGACCACGAAATTTTCTCCGATGAAGCCCTGGAAATGATCTACCGCTACTCCGGCGGCTCCGCCCGCCTAGTTAACAAAGTCTGCACCAGCACATTGATCTATGGCTGCCAGAACGGCAAGCGGATCATCGATGACCACATGGTGAGACTCGTGATCAGCGGAGAATTAAGTTAAGAAGATGGCCAGTTCAACCGCGCAGTTGAACTGGCCATCTTCTCCAGCAAATTTCGGACGCCTTATCCCGTCAGGTTTTGGACGCCCAATCGTAGCAGTAACAATCCAACTTCTGAAGGAAGCATCCTTTATTCTCGCGATTTTACAAGCTTCAGCTGCAGATATTTCTCCTGCAAGGTGCTTCTTAATGAGCATCACTTTTTCTTCCGGTGTTGCCTTTGTTTTATGGGCCATAATAAATACTCCCTCCATGATTAACAGTGTTTTTCTTTTTCACTGTCTTTCATAAAGGGAGCATATCAATAGCAGTTATCTGATCTACCACTTGGTGGGTTATTTTTATTTGTTTATATTTTTCAACAGTTCTTTTTCAATTTTCATAACATCAGGGAAAATCATTTTTGTACCTTGCTTGTACAAAGTTAGTACTTTACTAACTTTACTTCTAAGTTCTTTTTCCAAAACGCCGTCTACACGGACGGGAATATTTGCAGCCGAATCTATATATTCGCTCGAAATGTACTCTTTGGTTACGGGGCACATATTTTGGATGAGAAATGCTTTTTTATAACCTAAAACATCTCCAAAAACAATTGTGTCACATTGTCCGTATTTGGATACTTTATTTGCGTGTATTTTCTTAAACTTAGACACCTGTGATGAGATAGGGATGAGCCAATACAAAGATGTACTGAGGTCTTCATAAGCATAGTAACAAGGCCTACCATGTACAATGCCATTTATAGTTTCTTTGTTTTTCATCAACTTATCATCAGGAAAGTCTATGAAGTATTGATCATTTAAAAAATAGAAATTACCTTTATTCATTGGCAGTAAACTCCTTACAAAGATAAAGCTCTACCCATCTTAATGGATAGAGCCTCTACAACATTTGAACTCGACCTTTTGTTAGTCGCATATCGAGTAGCGACAAATATTTGAGCCTGACCATTTGTGAGTCGCATATCAGGGAGCGACAAATATTTGATATCTTTGTAATTACATTATACACTTGCCAATGTATTTTGTCAAATACGAACGAAATTAATTCTACCACTGATTTCTGGTTCAGTAGCTGAAACCTTTGCTAATCCTAAACCTTTGGTAAAGGACCACACTATATAGTATGCTTCGTTATGTTAAAAGTATACACTAAAATAAAAAAACAAACAAACAAAGATTTATGTGTAGTTTTTACTTACTCTGATAATATAATATATCTTAAGGTGCGATCAGTGATCGCAGTATAACAAAGAAAATCTCACTTGTCAAATTTCAGATTTTCTTAAAAAGATGGTTTCTAGCCTGGTTTCTAGCCTCGGCAAAGTACCGAACTTAGACTGAATATTGGTGGGTTATTTACTATTTCAAAGCAAAAATGACTAAATCGCATTTGTGGCCAATTTTAGGGAATTAGTCCTTGGGTGGAACTACGGGTCATAAAATCAATAAAAAGCCGTTACAGGGCAAACTGAAGCGTCGATTTTTTAGTGACCCTTCAAAATTTTGTGTCTTGGAGCAGATTCTCGTTCATGATGAGAGCTGCGTTAAGAAATACATATATAATAGGAGAAACTCGTTTCATTAGGCCTAAAAAGTGACGATCTGCCTGTAAAGTGAAGAATGGTTAAGGTCTGGACTCTGTATAAGTTGTAGGTAACATAATGAGATCTTCTATATTTGATTCAGCATAATCCAGGTGCAAGATTCATTCAGATAAGTATAAATCGCTCTGAGAGCGCATATTTAGTTCAAGTTTATAGTTCATCACAATGTGGTGGGCTTTTTTTTGCGTTATGGACTTGAAAATCCTTGAATTATTGGTCATTAACAGAGTTTTCCTTGACATATTCTCATATATTGGGTTTCCTTTTTATCCTTCGCGAATCGTGGCGTTCTTTCATCCATGGCTCAGGAAGAATCCAGATCCATCAGTGAAAACACCAAGTGGGGTGTTCAAAAGCGATTCTCTCAAGGGAAGCCGCATATTCCAACCACCTACTTTTTAGGATACGACACGGATGAAGAGGGGGAGATATTCATTGATGAAGCGCAAGCTGATATCGTGAGACGTATCTTTAAGGACCTTCTTGATGGAAGAGGAACTCCAACCATTGCTAAAAACCTTACAAAAGAAGGTTTAAAGACTGCAAGAGGTAATAAGACCTGGACCAGCGATGCGGTGTATAAGATATTGAGAAATGAAAAGTACATGGGCCACTGCCTGGCACAGAAATCTGTCACAGTGGATTTTCTGACCCACAAGCGAGTGAGGAACAAAGACCATCAACCCCAGTACTTCATTCGAAACACCCATCCAGCCATTATTTCAGAAGAAGAGTGGTATGCGGTCCAAGAGGAGCTGGATCGAAGAAACAAAATGTTAAGGGATCCTGATGAAAAGTACCGCATGTGCTACAGCGGCATTTCTCCTTTTTCAAACAGACTATTTTGTGGGGAGTGTGGAAGGCCAGTAACCAGGAGGCGAATGACCTCAACTCGGAAAGGACAGAAATACTATTTTACAACATGGCACTGCAGAGCGGCCTGCAAAAGGGACAAAGAGTTCCAGGATTGCAACAGCCAGTACGTTTGGGAGGCTTCCTTAGAAATTGAATTCATGAAAGTGCTCTATGAACTGAAACAGGATAAAGAGAACCTGATTGCTGATGTAAATGAAGCGGTAGATGAATGCTCTTTAACAGAAGTGGAGGAAGCAAGACTTCAGGAGCTGGAAAACCAAATCGATCGAGTATCGGACCAGATAAGCCAACTGTCAGAAAGAGAGATGGCAACCCATGATCCCATTTATGAAGCAAACTTACGGCATTTGATTTATGAGCAGGAAATACTCCAGATGGAGCACGACGGTCTTTACAAGAATAAGCAAGAGAGCATTTATCTAGAGAAGAATCTTGAGATGCTCATTGGCTACCTTTACCTGGTGCCAAAGGCGGACACCAAGTTTAACTCAGAGGCTTTTGTGAAAACCATTGAAAGAGTCATTGTGTACAAGGACCATGAAGTAGAGTTCATCTTCAAATGCGGCGCTAAGCGCTCAGTAAAAGCTAATAGACCGAGGTAAACCTTAGAAAAATCAAATAGAATAAAAAACTCCTTTCAAACCAGAGAAAGAACTTGCAATACCTCTGGTACAGAGTGAACATACCTATAACTATCTCTTTATAGGTAGAAAACACTGATGAAAGGAGTTTTTATATTGAACGAAAACGACAAAAGGATGTGGGTTCAGACATTATGGAATCCCATCAATGAAAGACATAAAAGTCCTCTGGATAGCCCAGAACCAGGGATTAAAGTGGCGGCCTACTGCAGAGTGAGTATGAAAGAGGAGGAACAACTCCGGTCACTGGAGAACCAGGTTCATCATTATACCCATTTCATAAAAAGTAAGCCGAACTGGAGATTTGTAGGGGTTTATTACGATGATGGGATAAGTGCAGCAATGGCAAGTGGAAGACGAGGGTTCCAGCGGTTAATCCGTCATGCTGAAGAAGGTAAGGTTGATCTGATTCTAACAAAGAACATTTCACGGTTTTCCAGAAATTCCAAGGAGTTACTGGATATAATCAATCAACTGAAGGCTATCGGTGTGGGCATCTATTTTGAGAAAGAGAATATTGATACTTCAGGAGAGTACAATAAATTCCTCTTAAGCACTTATGCTGCGCTGGCACAGGAAGAGATAGAAACTATTTCAAACTCTACGATGTGGGGTTATGAGAAAAGGTTTCTAAAGGGTATCCCAAAGTTCAACCGCTTATATGGATACAAAGTCATCCATGCAGGGGATGATTCCCAATTGATTGTTCTTGAAGATGAAGCAAAAATCGTAAGAATGATGTATGAACAGTACCTTCAAGGGAAGACGTTCACTGATATTGCCAGGGCGCTTACAGAAGCTGGGGTGAAAACAGCCAAAGGGAAGGATGTCTGGATAGGCGGCATGATAAAGCATATTTTATCCAATGTCACCTACACCGGGAACAAGCTTACACGAGAACTGAAAAGAGATTTATTTACGAATAAAGTTAATAGCGGTGAACGGGATCAGGTTTTTATAGGAAACACTCACGAAACGATCATCAGCAATGATATTTTCAATCTTGTTCAAAAGAAGCTTGAGGCCAATACGAAGGAAAGAAAGCCCAGTGAGAAGCGAGAGAAAAACCACATGTCTGGTCGGCTACTTTGCGGAAGATGTGGATACAGTTTTACCATAATTCACAATAGAGCTTCTCATCACTTTAAGTGTAGCCCTAAAATCATGGGGGTCTGTGATTCTGAACTTTATCGGGATTCGGATATTCGAGAAATGATGATGAGGGCAATGTATATAAAATATGACTTCACCGATGAAGACATAGTGCTAAAACTGCTGAAGGAACTCCAGGTCATCAATCAAAATGATCATTTTGAGTTTCATAGGCTAAAGTTTATCACTGAAATTGAAATCGTAAAAAGGCAGCAGGCCATTTCAGATAGATATTCAGCTATTAGCATAGAAAAAATGGAAGAAGAATACCGCACTTTTGAAAGCAAGATTGCGAAAATTGAGGATGACAGGTACATCAGAATTGATGCTGTGGAGTGGTTAAAGAAAAACAAGACGCTGAATTCTTTTATCGCTCAGGTCACCACCAAAATATTGCGAGCTTGGGTTTCCGATATGACTGTTTATACACGAGATGATTTTTTAGTACAGTGGATTGACGGAACTCAAACTGAGATAGGAAGTTGCGAGCATCATCTCGTGAAGGATAGAAATATTAAGAGTCACGAGTCTGTTGAAGAAACGAGCAGGAGGGCTAAATTTGAAGCCGACGACATTGGTAAAACCAACGAAGGACAAGGAGAACTCGATCTTTTAATCAAGAGCGCAAGTTCAAACAAAGAAGATAGTGATCAACCAGCAAATAATTCTACGGGAAAGGAGGAGCTCGAGTTGAACTTAAACAGTAATGCAGAAATTATCAAAATTGAG